CACCGTTTACACCTTGGGATAGATCGTAAGTACCGTCTGCAAGCTTAACATATCTTTGCTCAAGATCTTGTGCAACTGCTGTTGGTGCTGCACCGAATCTTGTAATCGGGTTTGAAGCATTATCGCCCCAGTAACTTCTAATTACGGTAACGCCGCTGTAAGATGTGGGAACTTCAAAGCTTGCCTTGGCAACAGAGGTTGAAGGTACACCAGAAGTTACGTCTGTCGCAAGCTTGTTATAAGCGACATAGTAATCATCGGAAGTGTTTTCGTTGTTGTAGGTGTTGAAGTTAAGAACTTTGTTTACAGAAGTTCCTGATGCATCAGAGTTTGACTGGAAATCTACTAAGTAGCTTTCGACTGTTGCACCATCTAATTGAACCTGAACTGTTGAATCTTTACCTCTTCTGCCTGAGACAACAGTTCTCAAACCGTAAGTCTTATTGCCTTGGTTGGTGGAGGATACGGCATAGTTGTAGCCAGCACCCGGATGCAGAGAATAGAAGGTTAGACCACCACCGTCAGTCCCACTGAGAGAGTACCTGTTACCCGTTGAACAGGCTACTGGACCTACCCAGTTTAAGTATTGGGTATTATCTAAGAAAGGAACCGTACCAATAGCAGTTCTAACACCTGTTGGGACGCTGTCCTGTAAGCTTGTCTCTAAAGTATGTCCAAGTCCTTTTAGAGTATACTTGTTATTGGTAATACTTCCTGAAGCGATAAAGTATCCATCAGAAATGCTTGCGGTATCGTCAAAGACAGACCAGGACGGGTTTCCGAAAATTTTCATTCCTGAAACACCACTGACGCTTTGGTCTGAGGGATCGGTATAGCCTTTTACGCCTAGGTAGGTAACATAGCTTGAAAGGACTCCGCTAAAAACATCAGCAACTTCATTGACAACATCGGTTTCTACAGGAACAGCATAAGTTCCTCCGTCACCTCTCATTGGGAGACCGTTGCCACCAGCGGCAAGATCAGCGGTGAATGAAGAGAAACCATCAGTTGAGCTACAAGCATAAGTTCTAACTTGCATTACCTGATCATCGCCAGCAGCTTTAGTTACAAAAGCAGCGTGATCGGCTGAGATTTTTTCTATCGTTACTTCAAACTCTTCTGTAACGTACTTGTTGTTGAGAACTTCCATTGAGGAAGCAACGTTTGAACCTTTTGGTACAACAAAGACGTAAGGGGAATCAGTAGTCTTTGCTCCGGTAGTGCCGTTATAAAGATCGACAAAGAAAACGTGCTGATAGGTTGTGCCGTCTAGACCTGAAACGTTTACAACAGCAGGAGTTCCTGGAGGAACAGTGATAAATGCTGATGAAGCGGCTTCAGTGGCAGCACGAACAAAATACATGGAGTTAGTTCTCTCCAAGATGTTGTATGCACCCCATAGACCCTGACCACCAGTTGTTTGATCAGGTCTACCAAAAACTTCTAAAAGGTTGCCAGCATCCGTTACTAATGTAGGATCATTTACAGGACCCCTGGATGCAAAGCCGACAACACCAACAACACTAGGATTAATTGCTGGAATATAGTCAGAGAAATCTTTCTCGACTGTGTAAACTCCTGGACTTACAAAATTAACCATTTATTTTCCCCTACTTGTAGATTACCTGTAACATACCTCTTGAGATGAGGTTCCTTGTGGACGTTGATAGATCTGAGTATGGGACAGTCAGAACTCCCCCAGCGGTCAAAGCGTAATGCTTTGGCTCTGATCCTTCGATCATGATTATCTCGATGTTTTGCTGAGAAAGATTCTGAATTTCCACCACTGTCTTTACTTCTGTTTGGACAATTTTGGGTTGGCTCTTCTTGGTCTTGCCAGGAATCTCCTCCAAAACTATCCTAGATGCAGGAGGAAGTCTATAGTTACCTCCCCTGAGAGTTGAAGAATTGATGGTTACAGGCTCAAACATTGTAATCTCTATTTATTTATCTATGTACTGGCTACAGTCCAAGGATTTTTCAGGAAGTTAGCCGTAAATATCAGAATCGACTGTCTTTAATACTATTCTTTGTTTAGAAATTTAAACGGGGCTCTGGATCTTGAGCTATACTTTCAACAATCTCACGCTCTAGCCTGTCACCGCTAAGGGGTTTAAGCTTGCCATTAGAGGCTAAAATAAACTTAGGTCTAGGGATGTACCCTTGAGCGGTAATAGAGAAAGATTTCTGAACGATTCTATCCTGTCTGTCAGCTACGCTAAAAGCAGACTGATCTGTAGAATTGTCTATGAAGGCGTGTGTTGAGTTACCTCTTTTGGTCTCTAGCCTAAGGAACGGTTGAAACTTATCTTCAATCTGTTCGGTAAGCTGGTTTAGGTCTTCCAAGTATTTTGAATATAGGTTTATACGGAAAACTAGATCTACTGGTTTAGGAGAAAAACTTACCAAGCGATAGGCTCTTCTCTCAGATCTAACGAAGATTCTTTCTGTTATCAGGTTGAAGTCTGGTCTTTTTCGTTCAAAAGTAGGAACATTTCCAGCTATGGTAACAGAGACTAGAGGGAGCTTTAGGGTTCTGTCCTCGTTCATCTTTGCTACAGCCCTTTCCTGATTACCAAAAATAACCTCTATCTCGTCATTAACCTTTTCGTCTTGATCGATAACGTAGAGATCTTTTAGATTACCTATCATGGCTTCAGTGAGATCTCTGAAGAAGTCCGCAGTATACCTGTTGTTTTTCTCAAACTGAAGAAGCTCCTCCTTTACGTCCATGTAAGTTTTTGAGTAAAGATTGTGGAACTTAGACATTAGAAGATTGAGAATGTTGGAGGCTCTTCTATTTCTGTCAATAGCTGTTCTATTAGTATTTGCTGCTCATTGGCAGATTCTTGGATAAGAGCCTGACCGTTTAGGACTGCTCCTCCTGTAGGCGAAGGGAGTTGGGCGTATTTGCCTCTGATCTCTCCCAGAATTCCTTTACACACCGCTAGTGAGAATCTCTGAATCCAGCTAATGTAGTAGTGGTGTAAAGTGTCTGAGTTCAGTGACTTAAACATGACCACTACATCCTCAGAGTCTGTGTCCCCTAAAGGAGTAGGAGTGATGAACAGGAACTGCCCGTCTACTACACGGAACATACCGTCCTTGCCGAGAACCTTTCTAATTTCCTTTAGGTAGGATTGCATGATATACAAATCCCCTACATAGAAATTATCGTATACAAAGAAGTCTTGGAAATACTTTAGCCAGAAGTCGAACTCAAGTGTTCCGTTCTGCTGGTTGATTGCCAACAAGGTCTTCTTATAGGTGGCAAGTTGTAGATTGTTCATCACAAACTTTGGCAGCTTGTAGTAAGCTATTCCAGCTTGTGTGGTAAAGGTGCAGTAGTTTAGACACCAGTCAGGAGCATGGTAGTCTAGCTTGCTGATAGCCTCATCAATGGCTGTCGCAATCTGAAAGTCTGCAAGCTCTACCCTTACAACAGGATGTCCTAGCCTAGCCTTTACAAAGTCAGCAATTGACTGGTAAAAGTCCTGAAAAGCAACTGTGTCGGAGAATCTTCTTCTGTTTAGACTGTCGTAGTCTATTTCGCCAGGAGTTTCAATTGCGGATGACTGCAAGCTGTTTGCAGTGCCTTTCAGCTTACCAAATGTAATGCCGAACCTCGTAGATGGAGTGATATAATCAGCATCCAAAAATGTATCGAAACTTGCCATCCTAAGTTATATAGAGAAATTATTTGTGCATAAACAGATAATAGCCTGTTCCCCTTTTTTGAGGAACAGGCTATTTTAGATCATTCAGCTATTAGCGGGTAGGCTTAGCGAATGGTGCGAGTAGGAAGTTAGCAGAGCTACCGACTACACGGATGATTCTGTAGAATCGTGACTCAGGTGAAACAGCGACCTTACCGTAGCGGGTAAGCAAACCCTTTCTGGGCTGGAAGGTCTCTGGATCGGTTACGTTTGGTAGCATCTGGATTGGGATGTACGGAGCGTAAACATAACCTGCGTCCATGGGTGAATTACCCTTGTAACCCATTAGAATCTCGTCATCGGGGTAGAGTGGATCGACGTAAACGTCGTACTGACCCTGGAACTTACCCTTGTACTGGATTGAAGCACCTAGAGTGCCGATCTCATTCGCTGGGGCACCACCTTCTAGCTTGGAAGCTGAGAAGAGAGCAGCAGCGAGGAAAGGTGAAGTAACGATGAAGTTAGCACCACCACGGAGAGTCTTACGGTGGA